CACCAGCCAACAAATACTCAACAATCCTGTCAGGGGTAATGTTCTTCTTTTTCTTAGCAGCCATTACTTCTTGCCCTTACCCTTCTTCTTCTTCGGCACACCAAATTCCTTAACAGCAGCAGCCTCAGCCTCAGCCCTAGTTTGTTTGCCAGCCAAACCAGTTTCAAAACCCTTGGTCAACAACTGTTGACGCAAATCCTCAGCCCCCCACTGACGCCCCATCTCACGGGAAGTCAAACCACGCAACGCCTCAGACCTAGAACCAGCCAAGTCGCTAAGAGTTGTAGCCTGATTAGCAGCAATGCCACCACGCAAAGCAGCCAACTGACTAGCCACATTTCCAGCCAAGTTTTGACGGGCTGCAGTAGCAGCCCCAACACCAGCATTACGCAAAGCCGTTATATAATTTTGCTGAGCAGTATTCAACTGCCCCACCTCACGGGCCTGAATATCGGCCAACTGGCGACCATAATCTGCACTCTCTTGACGGGCAGCAGCAGCCTGCTCACCAGAAGCACCATACGAAGCCAACTGTTGACCCAACGCCTGCATTTCCGGTGTTGTCATCGCCAACGGAACATTCTGATAAGCCGTTGGTGCAGTCAACTGCGCCAACAAAGCCTTCTCTGCTTCACCAATAGAGGTGGCACCTTGAGTGCCGGCACCTGTAATAGCAGTCTCGCCAGCACCTAACTGACCAGTTAAATACTCACGAACAGCCTTCTCACGGGCATCAAAACCCGCACCGACATCCGTGCGCATCTGCTCATATCGTGGCGCAATACGGTCCAGCATCGCCTGATAAGCACGCTCAGCCTCACCAGTGTACTGCCCCTGCGCGGCCAAACCGGCACGCTCATATACCTTTGCAGCCTGCATTGCTCGTGCATAATCACGAGCATCATTACGACCAGTTCCACTACCGCCACCGATAGTTGCTAAAATCGATTCCAACAAACCAGTCGTATCTGTATCATCTTGAAGCGTCGGGTCATCTTGCAAGAACTTTTCAATCTGAGAATAAGGTTGGTCTGCTGTCCCAAACAAAGCAGGACCTTGAGGCAACTGAGGTTTCTTAACCGCAGGCTTCTTGGTGACCGGTATACCAACACGACCCTTGGCACCCTCAGGTGCCTTGATAGCAGAAACACCCTGAACAGGTCCACGGGCAGCCTGAACTGCTGCCTGCGTTTGCCCTTGACGAACCTGTGGCGAAGTCACAACCTGACGGTTCTTCGGCACAGCAGTATAAACACGGTTAATTGGGTCCCATTCGTAAGCCATAATAACTCCTAGTAACTAGCCAAATTCTTGATTTCAGTAGCAGCACGCATTACATCTTGAGCCTTCTGCAAACGCAACTGGCCCAAATAGTTCTCCAACTCCTCTTGAGAAGAAGCACCCTCAATAGCAAGCCTGTTCATTTCGTCCTGCATATTTTCATTCTCGGTACCCAAATCACGCTGCAAAGATTCCGCATACCTAGATAGACCCTCACGGGTAATACCAGATTGCACATTAGGTCCAAGCAAACCACGCTGACCAAACGAAGACACCAGTGGGTCAAACCCTTCACGGTACTGCCGTTGAATGTCCCCGACTCGGCTACGCCCACGGGTTTGCCCACGGAACATTGCAGCCTGTGTGGCTGCAGAACGCTTGGAACGATTAAATATGGCACTGGCTTCACTCAGGCCATAATCACCATAATAAACATCGCTCATTTCATGCTCCCCAACTGCTTCTTTAATTCTTCAATTTCTTTAGCCTGCTTGTTCAACTGATTCCCGAGCGAAGACAAAATCTGGCGCAGCACAACTGCGTCAGAACCTGTCAAACTAGTTAACAAATGAACAGACCAAATACTTTCCATTGCTTACCACTTAATAATGTAGTTAACCACCAAGTATGGTGGCAGGTTGCCGTTGCCGGCTGTACCTTCGTAACTGGTATGACCAGTAATGTCGTGACCGTGTGTAACATTGGTACTCATGCCACTGGTGCTACCGGTGACATCATGGCCGTGCGCACCATCAGCGTTAATGCCGTGAGTGTGGTCGCCCACCGCAGAAGTTTGATATGTTGCGCCACCCCCAGGCTGCATCAAGGTTGTGCTAACGGTTGAACCTGTAGAGAAATACAGGTTTACTGACCAGTTGTGGTCATGTCCACCAGCACCAACAGTTGCCCCACCGTGACTGTGGTTACCAACACCTGCAGCAGCAAGGTTGCCATCAGCAGAGTGGCTGTGTTCAAGATTGACAGTGGCAGCAGTCAAATCACCGTCAGCAGAGTGACGGTGATAAGCAAACCCAGCCTTTGAACCACCAAGGTCGGAACGGGAATTAAAATCCGCATCAGCACCATCCAAACCAAACGGCACACGACCCTTTAGGTTTGGTACACGGAAGTAGCCAGCCGTTTCGCCACCTGTATTGTAAGCATTACCAAGAATGGCATACAAAGCGGCATAAGCACCAGTCTGTGAATACTCCGTGCCGTCACATAGCAAGTAACCGCTAGGTGCAGAAGCACCAGCGTAAGCAATAACAGACCCAGTAGGTGCTAGAAAGTTAATAGCAGTAGAAGTCATATTGGCTGTGCCAATATTCTCCAACGCATTAGGGCCAGCCTTGATAGTGCCATCAACTTGCACCAAGTTGGTGTCAATAAAGTTTTTGATAGCCGTAAAGTTAGCGTTTACCTGACTAGCAATAGCACTAGTACCAGCGGTAAACGAATTCGGAATTGTCAAAACAGCCATTAGCCTGTCACTCTCCTTGGTTTAAATTTGAACCCAACACTGTTGATTCCCCACTCCTGACCTGTTGGGCCAGTGAACTGCAACTGGATTGTCTTTGCCAATCCAAGATTCTTTCCTTTTGAAATACGAGACGACTCTGCACCAGCAGCCCACAACTCGCCCCACAAACCACTATTCCACACCAAACCTCCGGTTTGGGGTTGGGAAATATTAAAAGTCCTCTGGGCTTCCTGTTCATCAAAATCGTGAAAAACGGAAACACCAATAGTCTGTGAATTATTAGATTCCTTAATAACAATTTCTGGTCTGCGAAACATTTTGCGTTGCATATAAGACCCAGCGTCATACCACTTGGTTCTATAGTAGGAGTTGAAACCCTGTGCTGTGCCAGAAATATTGTCAGTAGCAACACCATATTTGTCAACATCCAAAATGTATTTCTGCACGGGATGTATAAACAAGCGATACTCCCTGTTAGAGGAATCGGTAAAATCGATTCCACCCATAACACCGTAACCATCAGCGGTTTGAAATTGGGTATAAGAATTTAGATATGGGTCATAAACGAAATTGACCGTAATATTGTCTGGTGAATAACTCTTGCTGTATGGCAAAGACAACCAGAGGCGTTGGCCAACCCACGACACCGTAATGTTTTTACGAGCAGCAACAGAGTCACTGATATAACCTAAATCAAGGATTGGTTTAAGTGGCGCAAAAATGTCAGAAATTGCAGAACCATTATAGTAAAACAAGCCCTTGTTGCGTATAAAGAAAAAACAACCAACATCAGAAGAAACAACACAATGATGGTCTGTTACCCCTAGTGTGTTGGTTAGTTCCGTTACGGCAAAGTTGCTCGAGTTGTACCCAGTTAAAACATAAATTGCGCTTGGTTTAAAAATAAGCAACTGACCTTGGACAACAACAATGGCGTTAATACCATCACCGCCACCGTTAATATCAATATAATCTTCATAATCCCAGTTTTCTGGGACACCTTCACGGGACCAACGCAAACGATTCGGATAAGTGCTTACGGGTGAAGAAACATTTTTTGCAGGTGGTTCACTTACATACGCTGCAAACAATTTGTTTGCGTGCGTCAAATAATGTTCTGCTTGAGGAATAACGGACTGTGTTAAATCTGTAGTGTCTTGCCACCTATGAGGTCCTTGACCGGCAGCCGTAATAGATGTCGCTAAACCAGAACCGGTCCATTTGTAACCACCGTTAGAACCAGTGGCACCAGTGGCAAGATACATCACACTGCCCCAAGAACTCATGCAAGCCCCGTGGTCGCTGTTGGTGGTAACATCTGTCGGCGTACCAGCGTTATCCCACTGCAACTTTGTAAAATTTGCACCAGTTGAATAGAAAACATTATTGTTTTCCGTCAACATAATTTTCGGACCAGAGTTAGCGGTAAATGTAAACAATTTATGTGGTTCCCATGCAGCACTGGGGACAGCAGTTGTGTTAATGCGCTCCATGCCACCCCGACCAAAAATGCCACCACGAGGGTCAATTTCAACATTGAGCATTAATGGCGACTCATTGTCAGCCAACTGAAACTGGTCAGAACGCAGATTCAAACCACCGCTGAAATCCTGCTGTTGAAAAATCTGCAAATCAGACATTATTGCTGACCCAAATTACGACCCATGTTCTGCATCCAGCCCTTAAAGGTTGGGCGACCATTAGTCTTGCCACCAGACAACACCAAAGGTGTGTGGCTGGTGGGAGTCTGGATGTTTTTGGTTGCCAAAGCAACACCCTCATCAAACGACTGCTTGTAAACCGAAGCCAAAGCAGCATCCTCAAGTTGCTGATACACACGGGACACCGCATAATAAACCAGCGGGAAATGCAAACTGGGAGCAGCATCAACATCGCCGTTTTCCGTTTGCCAATCAATAGGCTCACGGTACCCACGGCAAATCAACTGGCGGGCAGTGTTCGGCTTTGGGTACAAATGAATCTGGCCAGCCCACACCGCATAAAACAACGGGTCCCCAGCCGTGTCATACGACCCAATATAAACTTCCTCACCAGCATCATAACCAATCATCGACAATCTTGCCCCAACCCCAGTTGGGTCAACAATCGAAACAACCTGAGAAATAGGTTCATCCGTAATCGCAGAGACATCATACGCCCGAGTATTAACACGGGTCGTCAAAGTAAAAGTAGTCTCCAACCAAGGCCAACGCTTCTCAACATCCAAAATGCGGTAATAACCGTCACGGATATACAAGTCTAAGATATTGTCCGGCAGGTCATCCACATCCAAGTCCACAATGCTGCGCACCGTGGACCGAATCTCGGCAGCCGTCATCGGATTATACGCCATCAACAACCTCCGGACTTGTCTCCGCCTTTATGGCTTTCTCCAAAGCCTTATTGAAGGACCGCAAATGACCAGCACACAAATGCTCATCCTTTACACGGTTACCCTCACAGGTGTCGTCGTTGGCAACACATTTGTTGCCACGACCAATATACGGACCGCTACCAGAAGCCAACTGCGCCCCACTGACGGAAGCCAAACGAGAACCGGAAACCGGTTCCCCATAATAGGCATGAGCATGAACAGAAGAATTAGCCATCATAAATGGCGTTCTGTTCCTCTGGGAGGCTTATTTATTGCGGTTCGCAGGCCGACGCTTCGGGGTGGCCGAAGAACGGTCAAACTTCTCAGGAGCCAAACCCATCAACTTGCGTTGCTGGTTAACCTTGTCGTGGAAAAACTTCTTACGGTCAGCCTTGGCTGACTTCACTTTTGCTTCCAAACGAGCCAATTCGTTCTGCATACGAGCCTTCTGGGCGTTCTTGCCAGCAACGCCAGCACCCATACGCTTCTTGTCCTCAGCAACCAAACGCCTCATCTCATCAGCCTCATACTGCCTAGATGGCCCCTTAGGTTGAGACTTTGAACGACCAACCGGCGGAGGTGCGCCACGACGCACATCTGCATTAGGTGAACGGTCCGGACGACCCATACTGGGTCCGTCCGCTTGCTTCAAGAAACGACGAGCATCAATCT